CCAGTCCAGAAAGACTTCGTATCGTTAACTCGGGCACCAAAGCGCTCGAGAGAACGTAGAACCGGACGCACGAATTCCACAGGAATGATGATATCATCCCCATAGATGCGCACCTTACCGATAAAGGCATATATGTCTTTACCGGTCAAGGGGCGAGCTAGACCTTCTTCAATCCCAACAAAGACCATGACAAGAAACATCATGGCCTCCATGGGAAAGCAGAGGGCCGAACCCATAGACGCGTACTTATTGAGTTCGATAACACGATCTACAATAGGTACATGAGCCTTCGTGGAACGACACGCTGCAACCGCCTCACGCAAGTGAAGGTGGTTACGGAGTAGTTCCATTACGAGCTCATTCGAAACACGGTCGGAAGCGTCGCTAAGATCTAGCGTCGCTGAGTCCCCAGAAAGGGAACCCTCGAGAGCCATACGGTTATTAATCGTCTGGTCATCGAACCCCAGGAAGGATCGCAAGTAGTGACTCTTACGAATTTCTTCGTGCTCGGCACGAAGTCCTTCCAAGATCACTTCCAAGAGAGACTGCTGTGCATATTGCATAGCAGTAGGCTCTTGGGCAATGATCCTTGGTGTTTTGAGTGTCTTAGGCACAAGAGTGACCTTAACGGGCACTTCTTGGTCAGGTTCGAGGATGTCAATCCCGTCCAGCTCCTCGTAATAACGGGAGTTAGGAAGGATATTCTCCAACATAGGAAAGTATCCTTCCAGACGGATCGGCCAGACTGTTTGATTGAACTTCTTGTTTCCAAGAAGACCATCAGCAGTAGAGCCTGGTCCATGCTTAGGCATAATGTCTCCACGGAAGACCTTTCGGTCAATCCATGTAAACACGTTTGCGAAAAGCATGGAAGAGATGCGATGGAAGGCCTCCAAATCAATGGGGCTATTCCGAATTCGCACCGCGTCCATCATGACATCCTGCTCACACTCGAGGTACCGCTCGACCGCTTTCCGATTCCTAGCATCACTGCAAGGAACGGAAACTCGTTTAAACATCAGCGTTAGCTGACGAATAGAACGAATTGCGTCAATCGAGGGATCCTCGAGAAGCTCGCCACTATTGCGATCAAACACAAGATCCAGAAAACCTCCTAGAAATAGGGGGAGCTCTGCTCCAAACCGGAAACCGGTAAAGAGACGTCGATCGAGGTGACCTTGATCAAGGCAGCATTCAAATGCCTTGCCAAAGTCACTAAGGGTAATCGTCAGAAACGAAAGCCCTTCGTGTTTGACTCGCGCCAGGACTGTTTTGCAGTCCATGGTGGCGCTCGTGCTACACCAACTAGCGCACTCGTGCGCTAGCTTTGTCCAGAGTACTGTTTGGCTTTTCAATAGCCCTCCTAATAGAGGTGTCTATTCCATAGCCTTACAGTTCCCGCGCTGTTTACGGATAGAGTTCACCGAGTGCCAAAAGCACCCGGCGGCTCATCACAATGACGTGATGGGTAAACCCATCACCCATGTAAACAGAGACCAGGATTCCGATAATGAGACCCCAAAATGCGACTAGCATAAGACATGCTAGCCACAGGATGAAGTCAAACTTATCGCGATCCAACGCTAAGACTCACCTCCAAGAACCTTGGTGATGATTGCGTCCGAAGATGCTGCCAACTGGGTCTTGAAACCCTGGTAGACAGCCATTGCCTCAGTGGGCGTGTAGCCAGCAGGCGGCAGGTCGAAAACCGTGTAAACGGACATTCCGACCTT